CTAAAGAAGGGTTTATAGGGTTTCTTTCTTGGGTGAATGGAAGACCATATGATGAAAAAAAAGAGAAGGGAGGGGACTTTGGGTTTGTCAGATATTAAAAAAAAAAACATAAGAAATGCAATGAAGGTTTTACCGCGTTCAGCCCCGCGGTTCTTACATCCTCCGCGGAATCTATCATTCAACCTTTAGACCCAAATGAATTTCAAGCGCATGAAGACATACTTCACGGGTCGCCGCTTATGTCATTGGAAGAACAGGCGAGAAGACGATTACAAAATTTGTAAACCGTTGAAGAATTAAATGGAACATTTTAATTTTGCAACGGTCAGATACCGCCGAAGATTTAAAACAACGCTCTTTTGGGCGTTCCGTTTCAAATCTTCGGCGGTATAAACTACCTGCATAAATGCAATTAAAATTGATTGATATTTGCCATTATAATAATGGCAAACATCTTGTAACCCATAACCCATAACCCATAACCCACAATAAATAATCCATAATCAAATGTTACCAATGCAATCCCACAATTTAGCAAAAGAACTGCGAATGTATGTAGATTATTCGCTCATTCCAGGCGATTTGGCACCCGCCATTGTTTGGCTAGCCTCGCGCACTACTGTAGAATTGGAATTATTGGCAAAATGGCATAACGCAGAAGGAGCGTTGCCTACTAGTCGCGTATCATTGATGAAGAGCATTTTGCAGTGCTATTGTGATAGCACCACTTAAAAAGTGAGTTTGCACAGCAGTTTTGCACCACTTTTATGAAAAGTGGTTTTATACCATCCCATAAGACAAATCGGGCACCTTTTTTTCGCAAATGCGCATTGATTTGTAATCGTCAAATTTATCACTGCTCATGCTAGTGGACCTTCTAGGCATTGGCGACCCAACCCTACCGGGCAGTTCATTGGCTTGGTCTTTATCTTTGGGTTTATGAAAGTTCATCATTAACCCGGTTAAAATGGATGTATTGCCGTTGTTTTTCCCATTATCTGGGTAATCCACGTATTTAAATGGGTCCATTAGATTTTCAATAAACGGGTTAAGCCGTAACGGCTCAGGCAATTTGTCAAACTTGTACAAAATCCCCCACAACCATCGGTTACGTATTATCTCGGCATTTTGGATTTCCTGGTTGAACATCTGGTCAATAATGGAGAAGGCGGACTTGAGCAGCAGTATTTCCTTAATAAGCTCGCGCTTCATATTAAACAAGTTCTGCAATTTATCGCGATGCTCATCAGTAAGCTCATAGTTATTCGCCTTTTCAATCGCGTTGATAAACCGGATACCGTTCTTCACATTCTTCAAATTCGTAATCGTTTTCTTCCTATGGTCGTCTATTTTCTTTATAATGGAGAAGATGTTGGTGTTGTAAATAACTGGATATCTCATTCTTATGCTACGTGGAATGATGAACTGATTTGTTTCTTTTATTTCCGCGATCTTCTTTTCAACATCCGTTAACTTTGCCATCATCTCTTGCTCCATCATTTTTTGGCATTCATTGCTATTTTTTTGAGCCGACCCGTTGTCATTGTTATTGCCATTGCTATTGCTATGGTTATTGTTATAATTCGCGAATAACAAGCGTTTTTTCGCCTTGTCTTCAAAATCAAACGTGCGAAATAAGAGCACCGACCCCGATGAAAACTCCACGGTGCTCTGCAATTTATCATACTGGTGCGCGGATATTTTGTGCGCCTCAGTCGCCGCATCCAGTTTAAAATAGTTCACTAAAGCCAATAAAAACGAGATTATTCCATTGACCGCGGCAATCATGAGCGCACCCCATGCGTATACGTTGATGAATGCGGACAACACCGTGGCAGAAGTAGACAATAATATGGCAGGCATCATTAGCATATTCAAATGCTTTTCTGCATGATATTTTGCCTCCATATAAATGATTTTATGCCCTTTTAAATAACTCGCTAAAATGTCAAAGGCGGAAGAATATTTGTGATTGATGTCGGAGTAGTATTTATCAATCTGTTTTTCTACGCTAGTGTAGTTGAGTTTTTTAAACCGGATGCGCTTATTGACTTTGGGTTCGCCTGGCGCATACCTTGACGCCCCGTGCAGAATTTCATTACATACCGAATTAATCAGGTCATCTTCCGTGACATTAACGCCGGTGTCGCACGTTTCATTGCTGCTTTTTAAATCGCCGTCATCTCCGTCCCCGTCATCGCCACTGCAAGTATCGCTAAATTCGCTTGAACTGTCCGCGACTTTTTTCTGTTTGGGTTTTGTAGACCACGTAGCCAATGTGGCCAGGTTGGTTTTTTTCTTGCGGGACTTTGGCGGCGCTTGAGTTATCACCTCAGTTAAAGTTTCATTTTGTTCATCAATATTTAGGTCAATATTCAAATCTGTTGGATTGATTTCAGTGGCCATATATTATGATATTTTATATTTAATTTTCTTCCTTTATATGCATTATTTAATTATCTATCATATTAACAAAAATATAATTATAATGTCTGCTATATATAAGATGCCGCAAACAAAAAAACGAATGCCTTGGTCTGGTTGGTCGCAAATGAAACCGTCGTCGCATCAAAGAACGGTCATGCTGCGTAAATGCGGTAAAAAATGTTTTCTTGGCATAAAAAAGTCGTTCCCCATCTGCAAAAAAAACACGTGCACAGTTTGCCGCGAAGGGGTTTACGCCGCGTTTGTTCGTGCGAGACAATATAGGAAGAAAAGTTCCAAATATTATGCGATTGCAAAACGCGCCAAAACTATGTTAAAACGCAAACAATAAAATTGAAAACTTTTTGCACGATTATGGTTAATATATTCACACCAAATATAAATATATTAAACAACGTTAAACAACGCTTTCAAACAATGATTTCCTATAACGACTTCACCGATTTCAACAAAACCAACTATAATTTTAGCGTATGCGATGACTGGGGATGGTTCCACGTGGATGAAGAAGAACCCTTGCTGCAAACCACGATTATTAATTTGCATTATGCACCGCCACGACCGCGACCGCGACCACCAATTAAATCCATTCTAAAACCTGTTCCACCTGTAGCCAATCCATTCATTCAAACCCCGCAAAATATCGTGCAAAAAATGCATCACGCGCGTTTAATCGTTGATAATGTCTATACACCAGGATATCTCCCGTTTGCTTATAAACCTAATAACTGGGATCCAGTTTCTTCCTTTAATGTCATTAAAAATGGATTAGTGCTTGGCGTGGTTCTTATGATTTATATATTGTCCACATAGCGGGACACATGATTATTATTATTATTATGATTACTCTACTCTACATCCGGTACCATATAATTCGTAAAATTATTAATTCCACATTGCGACGACCCAAATAAGGCACCTGTCGGGTCTATAATATAATTCTGGCAAAACGGCAATTTTGAGCTATCTATCTTAGGGCTTGATTGCGCGCAAACATTTGTGCCTCTGCATAATACTGGTACGTCTTGAAGGTCTTCTTTAGAATATAGATTAACAATCAGGTCTTTTTTTTGAAAAGGATATATGTCGCAGTATATCGGCGCGCTTTTTCTGTTAGATGAGTGTAGACCGCCGCTTAGCTTTGTCGTTTTCTTGTTTGGCGTTTTCATTATTTGCGCGCGTTTGCTTTGCGTATAGTCGCTTGCACAAGAGGGTTCTGCGAATACGCCAAATGAGCGATTTCCAAAAATAGTGGGCATGAATATGTATATATATGTATATATGTTATAAAAATAAATTATTGTTTTAATATATAATGAATTTACTTAATATAATTCGGAGTGCCACCGATTTTGGAACATCTAGGGCACAAAATTATTATATTTCATTTTTATTGCAAAGCATGTTTTATATAATTCCTGGTATTATACTTGGTAATTACACGGATGCAGCTGTAGAGAAATTTAAAAAAGATAAAACATTGGGTGATTATACGCTTTCTTATATTTTACTGCAAACATTTATAATTTTATCCACCTTATATCTAATTTTAAAATTATTAACCAGTTATGCGACTGAATTTGAGACTACTCTTACGGGTGCTTTTTTTGTTGTTTACTATTTTAACACTCAATCTCATTATTATAGTATGATTAAAGAATACCTTAATTAGTTATTATTTATTAGTTATTATTTATTAGTTATTATTTATTAGTTATTACTTATAAATCATATACACTCTGCATGGTCAAACACAAGCTGTAATCCATGTTATTCAAATCAATAATCCTGCCATACTCATCTAGCAGCTGGATTTGCAGTTTTTGTAGATCCACCGGTCCAAAATACTGACGGGGATAAGTGATTAATGATAAGTTGTTTTGCGACAAATAGCTAAACACGCTGCCTTGCAAAGATATTCTCGCGAGAATGTTTTTATTCAGGATAGACGAGGTGAATGCCGCATAAAAGCCGTCGCTCACGCTATTATTAAAATCGTCCACCACTAGAAACATGTATCTAGACCCTACCAAGTCAATCACCCCCTCCGACACATAACTGGAGCTATTCACATAAAGGCCGTTTCTAAATCCCATTTTCCAGCCCAACTTTAATGGAAGCGGGGTCGTCCTGTCATCTAGTCCCGTCTTGTCCTGTTGAAAGTTTAAGCTAAAGTCAAAGGGTGGGTCTTCATACGAAGATTTTATTCCGGCCACCATTCTACCGCTACCATTACCAGTGTTGTCCATATCTACGGTGAAACAAATATACTGGAATGGATTGTCGGTTGGCGTAATAAGAGAAGACAAATAAGTGTTTAAAAAGCTGGTTAATCCGGGGGGAGTATAGTTGCCGTCAGGTATCACAATGGTGATAGTTTCGTCGCCGACAGTAATGCTGAAATGGCTGCTGCCGAATACTTTGGATATATTATAAAACGTGCTCGGGAACTCTAGGGCGGTTAGTTGAATGGACACTACGTCAGTCATTCGCATGGGTAGGTCTAGATGGAAATTGGAAGAAGATGTTCCATAATAATTTTCGCGAAATCGGGTGTCAATGTTTAAGGATTTGCGCAGGATACGCTTGTTTAACGGGTTGATGACGCCTTGATAAAATTCGCTAGGGCTAGATTGAGCGTAGGGGGTGACCGGTTGCTTAATTACGAATGCGCTCCCGCTTTCAACGACGGCTGATTTTTCTAGCTTGTTATCAATGTTATAAATCTGCTTATATGCATCAGTAATGGATGATGCGGTATTCGCGAATTCAAGTAACTTTTTTTTAGCTGCATTTAAGAATGATACCGTCTTTTGTTTGACGGATAATTCTACAGCATTGTTGCTCATTATATTTTGTCGCAGGTGTTGTTCATTTGTATGAATAAGAGATTGGCTGTAGTTGGGCGGGAGATTAAAAATTTCCTCCAATTCTTCCTTTTTGTAGTTATCTAAATTCAAATCAAAGTTCATTATATATTATTTATAATATATTTACAATTGTTTAAGTGCATTGATTTTTATTATTATTTTGATTAGGTTATTGGGTTATTGGGTTATTGGGTTATTATTGGTTTATTTTATATCACGTTATATTATTTATTGCAATGTCTGTTCCATTATTCCCTACAAGTTCTGGAGGCAACGCGAATATATTTGACGAGCAAGGCAATTTGGTGATTACCGGAAATATTATTCCATCTACAGACGACATATTCAGTCTAGGACTTCCTGGGAAACAGTTTCAAAATTTACACGTTGGTGCCGAGACAATTTATGTTGATAATGTAGAAATAAAGTCAAAGGATGGCGTGATTTTATTACCGGCAGGTAGTCTAATCGGCGGAATAACTCCTGGAACTATTAAAATTAATGGCGCATTAGATTTAAGTGCGAATTTATTAACTGTTAGTACTCCATTTGTTTCAGGCACAAGTTATATTATCGGGAGAGATTTATGGGTCGGTATCACTGGTGTAACTGGTCCCGGGTCTTTGATAACAGATTGGCAAAATATTGGTCCAATTGTCGGCCCTCAAGGCGAACAAGGCAACCAAGGTATTATCGGAATAACTGGCCCTCAAGGTAGTCCCGGCATAATTGGTTCACAAGGCGTAACTGGTGCGCAGGGTCCACAGGGTCCACAGGGCATTCAAGGCACAACTGGCCCTCAAGGATCTAAAGGCGAAGACGGAACTTCTTATAATAAAGGTGATACCGGAGTAACTGGTCCAACTGGTCCTCAAGGACCTAAAGGCAATGATGGAAATGCGACTGATAGAGGAGACACTGGGCCTACTGGCCCCCTTGGCCCTACTGGCGCTCAAGGTCCTCCCGGAATTCAAGGCATCCCAGGGTCCGCCTTCTTTAAAGGTGACACTGGTCCTCAAGGTCCTCAAGGTCCACCAGGCAGTGGTGGCGGCGGTGGCGGTGGAGCGGATGGCGCAACAGGCCCTCAAGGCCCTCAAGGCGCTCAAGGCGCTCAAGGTCCACAAGGCGCTCAAGGCGCACAAGGCGCACAAGGC